GTAAGGAAATCCCAGATTAATTTCTGGGATTTTGTTTTTTATATATATATTTGTAATGATGATTTAAATTAATTGTTATGAGAAAGTTTGACATGGGAAAATATATACTGTTTGCAGGTGACAATGCTACAGAGATATTTGATTACTATAAGGTAGATGAAATGCATGGGTTAAATAGAAAGGATGCACAAGCAGAAGAAATAGATAAGACTGTTGGTAATGGTGTTTATATTTATGGTTGGTGTAACTATGACCCGGCAGATAAGAAGTTAACTGCAAAGGATCCATACAAACCATTTTTATTTATAAACCTTGGTACATTTAATAGGTATAATACTACTGAGAAAGCTACAGCAGTTATGCATGAGACTATGCACATGTCTATACTATTAAATAACTGGGATATAAAAGATAAGGAAGAGGAAGCAATTGGTTTTGCAGAGGATGAAGCTAATAAGATTATTAAGAAATTAGACTTTGATAAAAAGGAAAGTCCTAAAAAGCAATTCTTTAAAAGATAAGTTACTCAAAAGAATCCTTAGATTATTTTTAAGGATTTTGTTTTTTATATAATAATTTTGTATATTATAATATATATGTATTAAAAATAAATAAATATGGACATTTTAAATTTTATTTCCTGGATCAAAGCTAAGCGTGTAACTACTACACCTCCAGATGGATCTCTACTTGCTGTTGGTGCGCCTTCAAGAAAAAGAGATGATAAGTATCTTACAGTAGCAATGACATTAAATGATGCAGTAGCTGCAGGTTGTCAAGCTAACAGTACTTATAAGACAGGTATCTTAGATGATTTTCCTTGGTATATTACACCATCAATGTTATCTACTTGTACAAGAATTGAAGATACTCCTGCTTTTCCTACAGCATTTGCAGCAAATCTAGTTGGATATAAAGTAGGTGGATCATATGGATTACAGGAAGGTAGTAATGTTACTGTAGAATATATTGGTACAGTTGAATCAGTTAATGGTGATAACTTATTTAATATACCTTGGAAAACTTCAGGTAGTGTTGGTGCATTTGTTAGTGCTCCTATTCCAAGTCCTTTTACAAGTGCTTTTGCAAATGGTGCTACGGTAGCAGATGGTTTTGGGGATGCTGCACCTGCAGAACTTATGACTATTGCACTTGATTATTATGCACCTGATGCTGTAGATTTATATTTAGTAGTTGTAAGTAACACAGCAGTAGATGGTATGGAAGCTTTAATTTCATTTGAATATGAATTCTTAGAAATTGAAGGTGAACCAATTAAATTTACTATTTATTAATTTTAAAAAATATTTATCATGGAAAAGAAATCATTTATTAAAACACCAGAAGGGTGGGGTAAACCAGTTGCTCCAAAACTTACTAAAGCTAAAGCAATAGAAGCAGCAGCAAAAGAAGAAAAAGAAAATCCACGTAAAGCAGGAATCAAAAGAAAAATTGAAGAAATGAAAAAAGCTTTATTGGATAACAGAAAAGTAGTAAAAAATTAATTAACTATAAAAAATAAATAAAATGGCAGCACCAATAGCACCAATAGCATTAAAAGAAGCAGATATTAAAGTATATGCATCAGTATTGATGAATAACTCAGTATCATTAGATGAAAAAGCAGTAGCATTAACTGCATTATATGATTTTTTTAATGAAACTTATACAAATAAGGAAGCTTATGAATTATTCGGATTAGGAGTATATTTCCGTGATACAGTATCAGGTGATGTTAAAACTACACACGTACCTGCACCAATAGTACCGTAATTAAAAAAATATAAATACCACAGATATAATATGTTTGTGGTATTTTTACATTAAACTAAAATAATAAAGATGTTAAATAACATAACTAATTATTCTAATCTTATTAGTAATGGTAAAATTAGAACACTGTTGGATGCAACAGATTTATTTACAATAGGTGTAAGAGATCCAAACTTTATTGGTAACTACCAACCAGCATTAATTACTGCAACTAATTTAGCTAATAGCATTATTCCTTTATTACCCTTTCCTTTTACTTTAACTACAACAGGTACATCAGGTGCATCAACATTAATTGGTACAGTATTAAATATTCCTAATTATACTAGTACTGGTGTTGCTTCAGTTACTGGTTTAGATACAGATAATACAGATCCATTAAACCCAATAGTTAATATTGCAGTTGATGGAGTTACGGTTACAGGTGATGGAACTTCAGGAAATCCTTTAGTAAGTGTTGCTGGTGGAGTTGCATCTGTAACAGGATTAGATACAGACAATACTGATCCACTTAATCCTATTGTTCAAATATCTGTTGACGGTACTACAATAACTGGAGATGGTACTTCAGGTAATCCACTTGTAGCTGCTTCAACTGCTGGTACTATTAATGAAAGTAAAGTTATATATGTTGATTCTGTATATGGAAATGATGCAACAGGTTTAAAGTATGATCTAACTAAGCCTTTTTTAACTTATAGTGCAGCAGCCGCAGTAGCTATAGCTGGAGATTGGATTGTATTTAATGCAGGAAGTCATACTATATTTACAGTTACACCTGTAAGTGATGTTAATGTCTACTGTAAACCAGGCGCAATTATTAATGGAGGTTTTAACATAAACTCATCTATAACTTGGAAATTATTAGGGTTTGCTGTATTTTCAGGATCTTTAGATGCATTAAGAGTTGTAGGAACAGGACAGACATATGATATTCAATTTGAATTTGATAAAATTGATGGCCTTATGTCTTTTGGAATAGTAGTACTTGATACATCTTCTCCTTCTTGTAAACTGCAAGTTAATTGCACTAGTATAACTGCAAGTGTACCTTTTAGATTAAACGGAGGTAGTGTATATGATGTAGTAGTTAATTGTAAGTATAAAATAAGTGGATATAATTCAAGTTCAAGTATGCTAATGGGTGGAGGTGCAGGCGTGATTATTATGTTAGGCACAATTATAATTAATAGTCCAATAATTGAAAATACTTCTATTTCATCAACTAGATGTGTGATAAATTTTACTAATAATTCTAGAAATGTTATTATAAATGCTGAAACAATTAGAATGACTTCTTCTACTTTTGTAGATTCAGGAATTAATAATTTAGGTACAGTTGTTTTTTCATCAGGAGATAATAATTTTGTAAACGGAAATATTGAAGCAGGTCCTGTACCATGTATAATAAGTAATACTTCTGGTGCAACACCCATTTACGGAAATATAACTTTTACGGGTAATCTATATTCAGACAGAGAGATAGTGCAACATTATCAAAAAGTAGCTAATGGTAACGGATGGATGAATATAATAATTAAAAATGGGTTCATTCAGTCTAAAGGAATTGGATTGTCAAACTCTATGTTTAATAGGGCTAATAATTGGAATTTTATACATGGAGGAATACCCGGTAGTATTCAAGTATTAAATTGTGTAGTATACAATCAAAATTTTAATGCATCGGCAACAGCTGCGGTAATGAGAGATGATGTAAGTGGACCAGCTAAAATAAATAATTTTCAAATATATAATTCATTAGCTTATATTGAAGGTGGAGTTGGTTTCTTAGAGGACACTACACAACCTGCTAAACAAACATTTATTCATAATGTAAGATCAAACATAAATATAGCTGCTGTTGTAACTGATGTTGCTGCGCCTACAGGGTTAATAGTAGATCCTAATTTAATAATACCAAAACCAAAATTGTAATTATGAGCATACTTTATATAAATCTTAACTTGCTAGATTATTCAGAAGAAGCATTTTCAATTGAAATAGACAATATTCTAAATGATGATATTTTTTTAGTTGATTCTTTATCTCCTTTAGAAAAGGAAGTGTATAATAATTTTATAGACTTAATTGGATTCACAAATTTAATTTTAACTGATGTAGAATTAACTAATGCTACAATCTTTAATAGAATAAAATTATTTGACCATGATGAAAATTATAACATTTTAAATTTAGGATCAGATATTAAATCATATAATGATTATTCAGAAGAAGATAAAAATATTATTAATGCATTTTTACTTATTTTGCAAGAACATAACAAGTAACTGTATTACAAGCAATATAAAAGAGTCAGATGCTAAACAAGTAATTGAACAAGCTTTAAATCAAGCATTCCTTAAAGGAGCATTTAGTTTACAAGATGCAGCTATGATAACACAAGCATTAGGAGTTTTATTTACAGAACCTCAACTAGTTCAAGAAAATTAAAAAGCAAGAGTCACAGTAATGTGGCTTTTCTTTTTTATATTTGTATATCTAGAATCTTTTGCGTATATTATTATATATAAAATCAAATTATTATGTCTGTAGGAAATTTAAAAACATATGGTGGCAAGGGTACCAATATGCCATGGCAATTAAAAATGTTATTTGGTCAAGAATGTGCCTGTGACAATTTAATAGATATTAACAATAATACTGTTAATGTTGACTCATTACTTAACCAAATATTAACTGCAATTCAAGCAGGAACTGAATATGAAGCAGCCTTAGTTGTTGATGCTAATGATGTTACTTGGTTAGAGATAAGAATTTATAATGCAGGTACGGGAACATTTGATCCACCAGTTTATTATTTAGCAGGAACAAATACTCCAGGCACACCACTTGCACCAATTACTTATATCAATCCTAATACTTACTTAGCTCAAATAGTAAGTAATACATCAGCTGTTAGTAGAACTCCTAATTATATTAGAACTTCTGCAGCAGGTACAGTTGCCCCAATAACATATAGTCTTTCTATAGCAAATGTAGGATCAGGTAATGGAACTTTTTTAGGTGCTACAATTAAACCAGGTGAATCAGTAAATTTTGGAGCTGATGGTATTAATAATTCTTATCCTGCTTCTACATTTACATTTGATGGAACAGGTACTGAATTACTTATTACATATAATTCATAATACTATATACTAATGAGTACAGAAATAAACATAAAGAAAAGAATTACAATACTTGAGGAATCTGTAATATTAACTAAAGATGTTAATAGTATTGATTTTGTAGGGGCAGGTGTTAATGCATCTTCAGTAGGTGGTGATGTAACAATAACTATTCCTGGAAGTTCTGGTGACACTACATATTATTTAAATCAAACTATAGCACAAGCTCCTTATAAAGAATTTTCATCAATTGTTACTAATGTAGTAGAACAAGTTGTTCCGTTAACAGTTGCAGGAGGGGTAACTTCTGTAATTGCTGAATATCAAACACCTAGTGGTGTACCCGGTACTACACAAATACCAGCTGGACTATGGCAATTCTTTTTACATTTTAATGCAGCAGTAGTAGGTCAAAATTGGATAATTAGACCTACAGTATATAAAAGAGATTTAGGTGGAATAGAAACATTATTGTTTACTTCTGATCCTGAGATAGTAACAAGTATGAATGTTACTACAGAGATGTATACTTCAGATGGTGTATTCCCAGCAACTACATTATTAACTACAGATAGAATAGTAGTAAGAATTTCAATGCAAAATACTACTGGTGTATCTCAAACTGTAAACTTTAGAACAGAAGGTAGTCAACATTACTCAGTAGGATTAACAACATTAAATCAAATTATACCTACAGGAGCAGTTACAAATGTAACAGGTACCGCACCTGTTGTATCTTCAGGAGGTACAACACCAGCTATTAGTATTCCACAAGCAGATGCATTAACAGATGGTTATTTATCTTCTTCTGATTTTGCAGTATTTGATGCTAAAGTACAATCCGTTACAGGACTAGATACGGATAATACAGACCCTGAAAACCCTATTATCAACATAAGTGTTGATGGTACTACAATTACAGGTTCAGGAACACCAATAGACCCTTTAGTAAGTGTTGGTGCAATAAGTGGTAGCGGTGCATTAAATTTTGTATCTAAATGGACAGGAATAGACTCATTAGGAAATAGCCAAATAAGAGATAATGGAACAACACTTGCGATTGGAATTGCACCACAAGCTAATATTAGTTTAAAAGTATTATCTATACAAGAATATGGCTTTGCATCTGAAAACACAAAAACTACATCTAATACTTACGGTATAGCAGGAAGTGCAACAGGTATTGGTAAAGCACGTGGAGTTGGTGTATATGGGGAATCTAGTGGAGGTACGTTGTCAAATATTGGTACAGAAGGTCAAGGAGTTGGAGGTACTGTAGCTATTGGAGGTAAATTTACATCTTCTACAGCAACTACAAACTATTCATTACAGTTACAAGATGGTACAGAAGGAGTAGGTAAAGTTCTTACTTCAAAGACAATAGATGGTAAAGCACAATGGCAAACTCCAGCAGTTGCATTTTCACCTCAAGATGTATCTTCTGCAGACACAGCACCAAATGCGGCATCAACTCAATATTATTATCAAACAATTAGTACTGTTACAGGAACTATATCTAAAGTAAAACTTTGGGGTTTTTCAGGTTCAGATTTGGTTAGATTTGGTATTTACAGAGGAACTTTGTCTGGCACAATGACGTTAATAGGTCAAGGATCTGCAACTTGCGGCCTAGGTCCAAATGAAATCTCACTTACAGCAGAAGTAGGACAAACATTAAACTTAACAGTTGGAGAAAATCTTGTTGTAGGTTATTATGGAGATGGAACTAGCTGGAGAACTATATATGATCAAGGAATTTCAGATGCTATATTTGGAATAATTAATACTGCAAATATTACCACAATGCCTGCAACTCCAACTGGTAATGCTACTGGAGTTAGATTTGCATGTACATTATATTCATAAAATTAATTTAAAAGATGAAAACATCACAACAAGGTATAGACTTGATTAAAGGATTTGAAGGATGTAAGTTAAAGGCTTATGTTGATCCTGGAACTGGTGGATTACCAATTACTATTGGGTATGGAAATACTGCTAGGAAAGATGGGAGCAAGTTTAAATTAGGTGATAAGATTACTCAAGAAAGAGCTAATGAATTATTTTTAGAGTTACTTCCTAAGTATGAAGCAACTGTAGATAGAAATATTAAAGTTACTTTAAACCAAAATCAATTTGATGCACTAGTATCTTTCTGTTGGAATTGTGGTAGCTCAGAAGCTTTATTTAGATTAATTAATCAAAAAGCAACTGATGAGGTTATATATGCATGGTGGATAAACCATTATGTTACAGGAGGTGGAAAATTACTTCCAGGATTATTAAAAAGAAGAAGAAAAGAAGCAGATTTATTTATTAAAAAATAAGATTATGAAAAATTTACAACAAAGATGGAATGCTAAAACTCCAACATTTTGGAAAAAAATGCAAAAAATTGGTATTATAGCAGGAACAATTGGAGGAATAATTGTTGCTTCTCCTGTAGCATTACCTGCATTATTGATATCAGCTAGTGGATATCTATTATTAGCTGGAACTGTAACTGCCACATTATCACAGTTAACCGTGGAATCAACAAATTAATTTTAAAAAAGTGCATTGTATCTAGTAAAATATTACTATATTAGAATATATATTATTTTTTATTTTTATTACTATGGATTCAATACTTACAATAGGTTTATTTGTTATAGGTTTTATTATAACACTTATAGGATACTTTTTAAAGACAACGCATACATCAATAATTGCAGATGTAGCAGTTCTTAAATCTAATGATCATGCTCACACAGAAGAGGAGGGTAGATTAAAAGGTAAAATAGAATTACTTGAACAAGAACATAGACTTAAATATCAGTTGATCACAGAAACAACTCAACAAGAGATTAAGAATATGGCTGCTAAAATTGGTGAGTTATCTGATACAGTTGGTAAACTAATTAGTTTTCACCTTAAAAGTACAAAATGATATTAAGTCAAATTAGAAATGCTGTTATCTCAAAAGGTTATAAATGGTTTGAGGATAATGCAAATAAAGGTTATGATGTTAATATAGTAGGAGTACGTAATAGTTCTACTGGTAAAAAAGTAACTAATGTATTTGATGATTTTATTACAATATCATATAAAGATGATAAAGGTATTTGGAAATATCATGAATGGATGAATACAACTGAGCCTGGTAAAAAAGGTGTAATGGAGTATCATAACCCAAAAGGTGCAGCAAAACTTATTCCAGGACAATACAGAGGTGTATATTCAATTGATAAACATCAAGGTAAATATGAAGCCTTATGTCAAAGAAATGGTACTGTAACTATTTTTAGAGATCATAATAAAGATCTTACTTTTGATGAAGTAATAAGAGATAATGGTATGTTTGGTATTAATATTCACAAAGCAGGTCAAAATTCTACATGGGTAGAGAATTGGTCAGAAGGATGTCAAGTATTTAAAAGAGTAAGAGACTTTGATGAGTTTATGAAAATCTGTAAAATAGCAGAAAAAATACACGGTAACAAATTCTCTTATACATTAATTGAATCTAAAGATCTAGTAATAGTATGAAATTAAGGAATGCTTGGAAAATAAAAAATAAACAATGGAACAAAGCCTGTATAAGAATCCGTCTTGGGGCTTTAGACTTATTTACCATTGAATTTGATATAGATAGAAGCTTTTACATGTTGACCATATTAAACTTTACAATCAAAAATAGGTAATAACTACACATATATAATTTAGAACTCAGGTAATTAACATACCTGAGTTTTTTATTTTAAATACTAGAAGTTTAAACTTAATTTGTATATTTGTGTAAACATTTAAAATATATATAATGAGTACAGAAAACCAACATCAAGAAGAAGTAGAATTAACAGCAGAAGAATTAGCAGAAAGAAAGGCTGATATGCTTAAATTTTACACAGAATCAATTCCTTATTTAACAGCACAATTAGAGTATGAGAAAGTACTATGTGAAATTGATGAGGCTAGATTCAAAAGAACAAGTATTAACTATCAACTTGCAATGATGATGAACCCACCTACTGAAGGTGAAGAAGAAATTGATGCACCATCACCAGAACAAGAAAGAAAACTTAAAACTCAATAAGAACTTATGGCATTAGTAAATCAAGTACAGAAACGTGCTGTAATGCCTAAATGGGAAATTGTTAAATTTCAGATATTATCTCACTGCTATATTAATCATATAGTGGTGAGTGATTCTGACTTAAACTGTTTAACATTATTGAGCATGTCAGGACCTATTGAATTAACTCATTTTTGTTATGATGCTTCTTCTGATGAACAGATGATATTTAAGTCTCCACAAACAGTTAGAAATGCGGTTAATAAAGCAATGAAGACAATGTTAGTAATTAAAGATGATGTAGATAAAAAACTTATCAGATTAAATCCTACCTTGCAAGTACAAACAGAAGGAGATATATTATTAGATTATAAATTTCTAGGAAGATGATTCCAAAAAAACCTAATATATTATATAAACAAGTTGCTGAAGATTTAAATGTCTCAGAAACACTTGTAGATAATTTCATGACTTTCTACTATAAAGAGATAAGAAAAAACTTAACTGAGTTAAATCATATCAGAATAAACTTAGATGGTTTAGGAATCATGTCAATTAAACCTAGATTAGTTACTGCACTCTTAGATAAGTATCATAATAGTATTGAAACACTAAATACTGATACTATGGCCAATTATAACTATAAGAAAAGAATAGAGGCTAAAGTTATATTATTAGAGAAAGCAGATAAAATG